GTAATCAACAAGGTCGCGCACTTTCTGATGCACTTCGTTTGCTTTACGTTCGTAAGCGCGCCACATTGCCCGGGAAGGGCTGCCGTACTCTTTGGTGAGTTTGCTAGCCATTTGTGAACCGGGCTTGGCTTTTCCTGCCATGTCAAAGACCAACGCTTCCGGGCCACTCCATTTCATGCCGAACACCGCAAGGTTCTGACGGAAACCTAGCCCGGTGTCGCGCACTTTCTTGCCCGACGTAAACGCCGTAATGGTGCGCGTTGCCGCCTTGTACTGCCACGGCAGAATCGTTGCACCGGACTTGGTTTTCCATGCTCGAGCCATGCCCGACAGCGGCGGCGTTTCAGGAACGAGAGTCTTAGCGTCAGCAATGACGGGGGACATCAATTCCTTAAAGTCCTTCGTAATTTGACGGCGCAACGTTTTATCCGTGGCGTTGAGAATCTTGAGAGCCTCTTTCAGGCCCACAATCTCAATGTTCGGTGTTGCTGTCATTTGGATGCTTTCGCTTGCTTGTTGAGGATTTTAACAACCGTGGCTAGGTCGCGCCCCTCAAATGGGATTGTTGGAGGCCAGTACCCCGTAGCGACAAGCACCATTGCTAGCGCGTGGGAATAACTGCCTCGCCCGTAGGGTTTTCGGGTTCCTGCCCGACAACCTCGATGGCCTGCAACTGCTTGACGTAATCGTCAAAGACTGCCGGGGTGGTGATGCCGTGGACTTTGCAGGACTCGAACGCCATGAACGCCAAGTCCTCGACACCGATGCCGGACGCAAGGTCTGACGCTTTCCGTTTGTATTTGCGTTCCCACGCGACAATGACGAACAGGTTGGTGCTGACAACGTATGACGTTTCAGCGGTTGTCACCTTGAGGTCGAGTTTCATGTTCTTCTCCTAACACGCCCGTGTTTACGGGGTGACGTCCCTGACCCATGTGCCGCCTTCCCAACTGATTTGGAAGGTCTGCATTTCGCCGACCGTGTAGGCGTAGGGGACGACGGAAAGCATCGTGTTGGAAATCGTAATCTCCGGGTTGTCGGCTGCGATTGCGCCCGAACCCTTCTTAAAGACGATGGTGGTTGTGCCGTCGCCGACGATGCTGGCAAGGATGCCTTCGACCTCGGACGCGCCGTACGACGCGAACAGGGTTGCGCTCCCGGAGACAGTCTGCAAGCCCGGAGCCATCTTGTGGCCCGTGTCGCCGAAGGCCGTGATTTCGAGCGAGTCATAGCCGAGTTCGCACGAGAATTCGGTGCATTGGTCAGCGAAGTCCGTGCCGCCGATGGTGAGTTCGGCAGGGCCGCCGAGGAATGTCGTTGTTGCCATTGTTGGCCTCTTTCTAATTACGCCGTACAGCGACGGCTACGGTTAGTTCGTAGGTGGGAATGTCTTGCCCGCCGTACGTCGCGAACCCGGGACGGCCCGAGGTCACAGCGATGGTCGAGTTCATAATTGTGTCCGCTTGCGTTATCAGCCAGTCGGATGCATCCTGATTGCCCGGTGGGGCCGCAAGGATTTTGATTGCCAACCGAATATCGCCCACGTTGTACGTGAATGAATCCCATGTCGGCAACTCGATGAGGACTGTCATGGGGCGGGCGTTGCGTGGGTCGGTGACGACGGCGTAGCCAAGCCCTTCCAAAGCCGTTTTGGTGGCTGTAATAGCCTCGTAGAAGATTCCGGAAGCCATTACGCAACCTGAGCACGTCCGCACCCGAGCAGTTGCATGATGCGCCCCAACGTGGACGGAATTGGGAAAGAACCCATCGAATCAAACGACGCGAACGAGTCAACCGAGCCGCGTTCCCGATACAGGGTTGCGGCATACATGATTGCGCCAAGTTTGACGTCCCCGCCGGGGGCCGTTGACTGCGAATCCTTGTAGCCCGCTTCGACACGCTTGCGGTAGCAGAATGCGTTGCTGGCATTGACACAAAACGCGAGAAACGCGGTGTCATTAGCGGTGGCGGCTGCAATACCGAGCCATGTCGTGACGTCGCTAGACGTAATCCATGACACGGAAACCGTGTCGGTCAACGTCCCCGAAATGGCGTAGTACGTGTCGTCGTTGTCATGCCCGGGATGGGCATAAAGCACTTGGTTCGGGCGGGCCTCGTCGTAGTCAAACGTGAGGTAGCCCGAATCGTCCTTTCCGGTGTAGTAGTACGGCTCAAGACTGATGACCGTGAACGTCCCGGTGAACTTTGTTCCCGCGCTGGCGATGGTGACGGAATCACCTACCTGCACTTCGTTGGGCGTGAGAGTCTGAACGGCAGCCACCTCATCGACATAAATGCCGTGCGTAAGCGTGTAGACAGCCACCGTTCAGACTCCTTGCAGGCTCAGACGAACGCGGCCTTGATGAACTTCGTTGAGTCCACCATTGCGGTGGCGACGTAGCCGCGGAACTTGATGTACCGAGAGAGCGAACCGTCTGCGGCCTCGACGCTGATTGCGCCCTTGTTCTGCTCGTAGAAACGGAACGCGCCGTCGGTGGTGGAACCGATGAGGAGCGTACCGCTTGCGAGGTTGGCGTCCACGACGACGCGAAGCCCGAACGCGTTGCCCGCGTCGGAGTTCGGCGAGAGTGCGCCGTAGGCGTTCATCGGCCCGACCTGCGGGAACAGCGGACGGCCCGAACCGTCCTCCAACTGTCCGAGGCTGGCCCAACGGTTGGGTGCGAGGAACAGGTGGTCGGGGAGGTGACCGTTCGAGCCGGACAGGATGTCCGACGCGGCGGTGTAAATCCACGTAATCCACTCGGTCGGGTCAGCGATGTTTGCCGACGTGAAGTTGTTGGTGTTCGTCGTCCCGGTGACGAGGGCGTCAGCAGCCACGTCGTCCGAGCGGTACGCGTAGCGGCGGGCCATGTCCTCGAGGAGGCCCTGCAGGACTTCCGGTGACGTCCAATCCATGTCCTCCTCGGACAGGCGCACGTAGCCGCCCTCGACGGCCTTCTCGACCGTCAGCGAGTCAACAACGTACTGGCCTGCGTCGAGTGCGACGTTCTCGCCGTTCGATGCGCCGATGGTGGTGTGGGTCGCCACGTACGGAATCTGAAACTGCTTGCCGGAACCCTGCGGCATGGCGCGAACGCCGAAGGCGTTGACCACGGGACGGAAGTTGGCAATGAGGTTCGTGTACACGGGGCCGACGATGGGGTCGGGCAGAAGGCCGGGCGTGTCGGTGGTGGTGACGTCGGGGGCTGCAGCCTTGATGCGGGCGTTAAATTCGACGAACTCTGCGCCGCCCTTCAGGAACTTGGCGACGTACTCGCCCATGCCCGGCATCACGAACGGACGTGCGGGCTGCGCCGCAAGCAGCGGCGTGGTCGGGACGACGGCTGCTTCGACAGCCGGAGTCGGGGTGGTTTCGGTTGACATGGGTTCCTCCTCAGGAATGTCAGGGGTTGGGGTTTCGTCATCATCCGGCTGGGATGCTGCGATTTCTGTAATGACCGCATCCTTAAATGCGGGCTGGGCGACAAGGCTAATCTCGATAAGTTCAGCCTGCGACACGACCATAGTGCCGTTTTTGTCGTACTTGTATTTCACCGGGATGGCTCCGACGGACACCGAGTCATAGGCTCCGGCCTTAATCAACTCGACTGCGTCGTCGGCGGCGCGTGTCTTTGCGAACGTGGCGGTGAACAACAAGCCTTCGTCTGCGTTGACGAGTTCGGAAACAACGCCGCGCAATTGGGTCATGTCGTGGCCCTCGAGCAGTTTGGGTCGCTTGCCTTCGGTGTCGAACGCGCCTGCGGTGAACTGCACTCGTTCACCACCCGACACGGTAGCGGGCGTGTCCCATGGGACGGCTACCCCGGTGATAGTGCGGGGTGCGTCCTCGCTCGCTGCCGCGTCGAGGGTGACGGGGCTTGCAACGAAGTTGATTTGGCTCATGCGGGAACCTCCATTGGCTCGGATTCGGGGGCGCGTTCGTCGCTGGGGGACATATCGGATGAACCGAGGTAGTCCTCGACGTCGAATTCCACGTAGCGGCCCCGGGGCAGCATGAACATGGAAAGCGTTTGCTCGATGGCGTCAGCGAAACCCTTGAGGCCGAAAAGGTACATATCCTGTCGGGCTTGTTCTGCGTTCTGATACGTCATGGATGCGCCCTGCGTTGGGGCTGACACCATGTATGCCGGGATGTTGCACAAGCGCGCCATTTCGAGGGCTTGGTCGGAACGCAACTTGGCTACCGTCAACGACGGGTCATTTTTGTATTCCTTAAATTCGACCTGTCGCGATAGCGCACCGATGGCCCGCTTCTTGCGGCCTGCGCCCCACGCTGACGCGAGTTCGCCGAGGTCATCGCCGGACATATCCTCGCCGTCTACCTGCTGAAGGTAGCCCGGGGGTGTCTCAAGTTGGGCGTAGCGGTCAGCGGCTTGGTCGAGGTAAAGCGCGGTGTTGATGGCTCGCGCACCCGAGTACACAATGCCCATATAGGGCGACAGGAACTGGCACACGTTCTGCGTCTCGAGCGGGATGCCGTTCCATTCGATGAGGTCAGCCCATCCGAAGAACTGGGGGCCAACCATGTTTGGTGTCTGAATG